TCATACTTACAAAAACATGAGGAGAAGATAGATGAGTAACACACCACATCAACCATGTCCATTTGTAGATTGTGGGTCATCTGATGCATTCAATTGGAATGAGGATGGCTATGGTTACTGTCACAGTTGTGGTGAAGCTTATCCCTCTAAGAATAGATTAGAAACATTTGATTGGGTCAGTAGTACCTATCCATTGAAGAGAAAGGTAAATATTATGGATGTAGAAATTAAGGGTATGACCTATGAGAATATCAGAGGAATTGATCCAGAAGTCTGTAAGATGTATGGCATACAGGTACAGACAGATGCTGATAGTAATCCTGTTAGATATGCTTACAAGTACCCACAGACAGTAAAATATAGAGACTATAATGATAAGTCTAAATCATGGATTAAGGATAGAGGAGTAGGGATGAACGAATTGTTTGGACCTGCTTTTAATTCTAACTCCTCTAAGAGAATTTATATTACAGAGGGAGAGTTTGATGCAGCTAGTCTCTATCAGATACTTGGCAGAAAATACTTTGTAAAGTCTCTACCCTCTGCTTCTATTGGAAAGAAATTTATTGAACACAATCTGGAATACTTTAAGTGTTTCAAAGAGATTGTGTATGCAGGTGAACTAGATGATGCAGGTAAGAGAGCTGCAGAAAAATTCTACGAGGCCTTTCCAGAGAAACTCTTCTATGTTCCCATGTCTAAACATAAAGATGCTAATGACTTTTTGATGGCAGGAGATGGTAAGGAATTGATGTGGGCAGCCTTGAAGCCACAGAGATATACACCAGATAATTTCTTCTGCTCTGACGCACAAGTTATTCATGCCCTGATGAATGAGAATCCTTATGAGTATACACCTACAGGACACACAGGACTTGACGATAAGATCAGAGGGATTGTTAAGGGTGGTCTAACCTTTATCAAAGCACCAAGAGGTACAGGTAAGACAGAACTTATCAGATACATAGAGACAGGACTGTTGAAGAACCCTGATATACGTATCGCTATGCTACACATGGAGGAAGTTAAGGCTACTACCTACAGAGCTATGGCAACCTATGAGCTTGGTGTGAATGTAAGAACAGAAGAAGATCAGAAATTTAACAAAATATCTGATGAAGTATTAAAGGAATATGCATTGAAAGCTACAAAGAATGAACGATCTATTGTCTTTGAGATGCGTTCCCATGATGATCCTATGAAACTCTTGGAGTATACCAGACTAGCTTGCTCTGTGTATGGTGCAGAGTATGTCTTTGTGGATCACGTTCAAAGACTAGCCTATCTTAGTCAGTCTGGTGTAGATGGTGCTACCTCTGTGCTCACATCTCTTGGAGCAAGGATGGCACAACTTTCAAAAGAACTTAATATAGGTGTGGTATTTATATCACAGGTGAATGATGATGGTAGAACCAAATACGCATCTTCTCTTGAAGAAGAAGCTATCATCTGTATCAAGATTGACAGAGACTTAGAGAATGAAGATGAGGTAGTGCAAAACACCACAAACTTTATAGTGGATAAGAACAGACCTTTTGCAAAGTTAGGTAAAGCAGGGAGTGTGTACTACGATCCAAAGACTACGATTATGAGAGAAAGTTTTGGTGATGAAGAGGATAAGATGGTAGCATGATAATATTTGATATTGAAACTAATGGTTTAAATCCAGACAAGATACATTGTTTAACTTACATAAGAACAGAAGATCCTGTTCAGTGGTATCACACCTTGTTTCAGTATGAGGACATGAGAGAACTTCTTCTATCTGGTGAGCCTTTACTAGGGCATAACATAATACGGTATGATATACCTGTGCTAGAGAAGATACTGAATATCAAGATCAAGTCTAGACTGTACGATACCCTGCCTATGTCTTGGGTAATGAATCCTACTAGATCAAAACATGGACTTGATAGTTTCTTTCCTGACTTTGGTATTGAGAAAGTTAAAATAGATGATTGGGAAAACTTGAGCCTTGAAGATTATCAAAATAGATGTGTTGAAGATGTTAGAATAACAAAGGCTTTGTGGAATAATCTTCTACCTAGATTTATAAAAGTTTATAAGTGTAAGAAAATGCTTGACAAGTTCTTTCGTTATCTTGAGTTCAAGATGGATTGTGCAAAAGAAGCAGAGAGACAGGGTTGGAAACTAGATGTACAACTAGCCAAGTCTCTATCAGAAGAATGGACAAAGCTACAAGAAGAAAAAGTTGCAGAACTTATTGATGTGATGCCTATGAAAACAAACTACAGGACACAGACTAGACCAAAAGTGTACCAAAAGAAAGATGGAACACTCTCTGCTCTTGGCAAGAAATGGTTAGAGCTACTAGATGAACATGGACTACCCTCTGACTATATCGGTGAAGTTACTGTAGTCAAAGGTGTAGAAGATCCTAACCCTAACTCTACTGATCAAGTTAAGGATTGGCTTAGATCTCTTGGTTGGAAGCCTTGTACCTACAAGTATAATAAGAATAAAGAGACAGGAGAAGAGAAGAAAGTAGAACAGATTAGAAAAAATGGTGAACTTACAGAATCAGTTAAGTTACTTATCAAGGATAATCCTGCAGTAGATGTGCTTGATGGACTGACAGTTTTACAACACAGGCTAGGCATCATCAATGGCTTTCTTGAGTGTGAAGAAGATGGTTATCTCAAGGCAGAGATAGATGGACTGACCAATACGTTGAGGTTCAAGCATAAGAAACCTCTGGTTAACCTACCATCTGTTGAAAAACAGTATGGCAAAGAGATTAGGAGTTGCTTAATTGCAACACCAGGACATTTATTATGTGGTGCAGACATGACTTCTCTTGAAGATACGACAAAGAGACACTATATGATGCCATATGACCCACAATATGTGAAAGAAATGTCAGTAGAAGGGTTTGACCCACACTTAGACTTGGCTAGACACGCTAAGTTTGTAACACAAAAACAAATAGATCAACATAACAGAGGTGAGATCAGCTTGAAAGACATTAGAAAGAACTTTAAGGTAGTCAACTACTCTGCAACCTATGGTGTAGGTGCTGAAAAACTATCCAGAGAAACAGGTATGTCTATTGGCAAGGCAAAAGTTCTTTTAGAGGCCTATTGGGATAGGAATTGGTCAGTGAAAAAGTTTTCAGAAGAGCAACCCATAAGGACAATAGGTGATGATATGTGGATTCAGAATCCTGTCAGTAAGTTCTGGCACTCATTAAGATATGAGAAAGATGCTTTCTCCACTATCAATCAAAGCACAGGTTCTTACTGTTTTGACAGGTGGGTAGCTATCTACAGAAATAGAAGATCAAACATCATAGGACAGTTCCATGATGAAAGTATTAATTTAATTAGAAAAGGAGAAGAAAAGGAACACACAGAAGTATTAAAGTGGGCAGTTCAAAAGTTAAATGAGCAGCTAAAACTTAATGTAAGTTTAGATATTGATGTACAGTATGGAAATAATTATGCAGAAGTACATTAAAGACTTGCAAGTAGTAATTAATCGTGATATAGTTTTTTATTAACAAAATTTAGGAGCATTAAATGGCAACAAGAAAAGTAAGAATTGAGGGTATCGCTGAATGGGCGAGAGTCTTTGAAGAAAATCGTGAGATGACAGGGTTCAAGCCTACACCTCAAGCAGTTGGTGCGTATGAAGAGTGTAATGGTGCTTGTAAGATTGACGTTATTATGAATGATGTTAATTACAAGAAGCTAAAAGATTCCAAGTCTCAAAAGGAGGGTAAGGTGGATGACTTAGGTAGAGGTAAGAAAGTTACCTTTGTACGTAAGTTTGAAACAGGTAGAGATTGGGATAGTGGAGCACCTATTGTTCTCAAAGAAGATAACACACGTTGGGATTATGAAGTAGATGGTCCTATTGGTAATGGATCTATTGTGGAAGTTACACTTGCTGTCTTTGATATAAAGAAGTATGGTAACACAGGTACACGACTTGAAAAAGTTAAGGTTATTGAACACAAAAAGTATGATCCTGATGCTGATGAAGATGAACTGCCATCTCCTGCAGCTATCAAGGCTAAGTCAAATATAGAACAGGATGAAGTACCCTTTTAAAAAACCTAAACCTAGAAACCTTGAGGCTAGAGAGTTGTACACTCCAAGATATAGTCTCAAGGTTATACCCAATAAGATCAAAAAGATTTTTAGAAAAAGAAAACACAAAGGACAAACTGATGAAAAAGATTGAAAGTCTTGTCAAGGACATCTACAAAACCATAGAGGGTAAGGGTGGTTGGACAAATACTATCAGTGAATCCTTTGGTATTAGTTTAGCTCACATT